CCACCAGTCTGCGGTCTTGGCAGACGATGTTTACTGCGGGCCTCATCGTTGGTGTTGCGGTAAGCATTATAAAATTCCTCTATGCAATGAGAGACTGCTTTGTGTGGTCGGCGAAGTGCAGTCCAATACGCTGAAGGCTGTACCCCGTTGCAAAGTAAATCAACGGTTCGAGCACGCGCACAAACCCATTGGGGTCTAATGCGTCAACAGAGTAGGGAGATTCAAATCGCCAGTGTTCGACCTGACCACCGATTCCCATTTCCGCCCCATATACACCGGGTTCTACTCCCTTGCGGAATGTGAATAGGATAGCGCCAGATTCAGCATCACGGCCACAAATTACCTCCTCCTCGAGGGTAATTCGTGCACGGGTACAACGCGTCGACGTGAGCATTGCGTTGCGGGGTTGTGGAGATGGCGCGAAGAGATACGGGCCATCGTATGCCGGGGTGTTGAGAGCACCCATGTCGTCGAGGGCGCTACTTCGATGCACAATCGGGTTCTTGTAGTTGCAAAGCCTTTGACCATCAGTGTACATCGTGAACAGGACATACCCGTACTTGGTACAGGCAAGGATTGTGCACACGACATAACGCTGGGGTTCGAGACTGTACTTCTTCCCGTTGGTTCGTTCTACGACAAAGAGCGAAACCTGATAATTACGGGATTGCATTCCAACGGTGGATTTGACGTTACAGGCTTGTAGCAGAATCGGTTCCACCACTTCGACTTTGAACGGCAGCGCCGTTTTCGGTCGACGGCTAAAGGTGTAAACCGTAATGGTACGGACCTTCTCATCGTCCATGGCTGGATCTCCACTCAACCACCACGTTAACCATTTCGCGGTGTTTTGTGGAATACTCTCGGTCGTGTGGATTATCACTTGACCGACGATGCCCGCATCGAACAGCGTGCGTGCAAAGGTTGAGTTCAGTACGTGGTGTTCGCCGTTCACCAAGACAGGCAAACCGGCGACTTCGCGGATTTCGCAAAGACACCCGTGGGGTTGTATCCAGAGCTTGACTTGCTCATCAGGTTTTATTTCCTGCTTTCGCATCTGGTCGAACCAGTCGACCTTGCGCAGTAGTTCACCAGACATGATAACTCCTTATGATTTAAAAAGATTTATAGGTGTATACTATCACATTTATAATATCTATCCGTAAAAAGTTAGAGGTTCCCCTATGCCAGAGTTACAGTATGATTTTAATCGGGGTGGATATGTCGAGGGCGGACACCGGAGTCATGTCCCCTATGGTCAGCGCCATTGGGACGACGACGATTACGATGACGAGCAGAAGATTGCCACGGAATCGTTGAAGAACCCGGCCCTGCTCAAAGCGTTTGATGAAGCGTTCAAGAAGGTCACGTTTAACAAACAGCTCTGCACACGAATCATGCATTACGTTTCGGGTGTTTTTTCTCGCGAGGGAAATATCGAGTGGTTTGGCTCGAACCTGCTTGGCGTACACACCATTCGTTTTTTCGATACCGATCGCTATGCCCTGTTTGACCAAGTGCTCGTGGTGGATGAGGATTTGCTGACCGAGCTTATCACCAACACCAAAACGGTTGACCCGTCGTGGAACGTGGCGTCTGATACCATGAACCTGACCGTTGCGTACATGGTGCATCGCATGATGCCGATGTTCGGGGACAAAGACTTTCACAAAGCCGCCGTTGAGATTGTGAAGCTGCTGCAGTTTAAGTTTTACTCGAGCATCTACTACCACTTCTTCCCGAAGCCGGTCGACATGCCCGCCGCCGAAGCGACCTACTCCCAGCTTTCCCTGAAGTTCGACATCCGTCGGTTGGGTAACTGGGGTGCGCATATCGAGCAACGTGCCCAAGACTTCTGCTCCAAAGAGTCTCCGCACTGGGAGACCATCAAGAAGTTCGACCAACCCGGGTTACTGATTCGCTTTATCACCGACTTAAACACCCGTACCAAACAAACGGTCAAGGACTACTACGCGGTCCTCGATCGGGTACGTCGTGAGAACAGCCGTGTGATTACCCAGTCTGCCCGTGTGGAGCTGGACGGTGAATCGATTATCCGCGACAAGGTTACCGCGTTTAACACCGCCAAACAGAACCTGTTCGATGCGTCTTACAGCATCAACAACCTGTACAAGGAAGAGTTGGCCCGCGTGGTACTCGAGATGGTGCCTAAAGCGTCCCCTAACGCCCTCAAAACGCTTTTGCTCTACATTGCAGACTTACCCCTTGGCAAGAAGCGTCAAGAGGTAGAGGCGATTATGGAGGACACCCTGAGCCACTCGTTTGATTTGATTGTGGCCAACCGCATTAACTTCCGTGATGTTGCCGCACTCCTCAACCGGATGCGGGCACTCTATCAAGCCGCCAAGGCCTCGAACGAATACGTGTTGTCCCTGCGTAAGCGGATTGAAGCCCTGGCCAAGAAAGAGACCCACCTGCGAGACGACGCTGCCCTTTCTGCTGTTCGTACTGCCCTTCTCTTGTACTTCTTAGTCCGCGCTATCGCGGTCTAAAAAAAATAAAGAGAAATACCCCCGACCTGAGTCGGGGGTATTAATTTTTTGGTGGTGCAGTATTAGGCAACCTTCACCGCCGATTCAGCCGCCACTACTGCCGCCTGATGCATTCGATAAACTTGTGACATGCCGTAATTAGAAGCCATTCCGGCAACCAGAACAAACGAGATGACGATAACCTTACAGCGGGCAATAGCTACCACGCCTAAACGTTCGCGTCGACCGTAGTCCCGGACAGCGTGTAAAAGGTGCGTTGCAATAGCAAAAACAATGCCCCACACAATGAACACACTTATAAAGTAAAATACAGTCATGAATTCATCCTTTGCCGCTGGATCAAGTCCTTAAGACTTTCCATCGATGCGACATTTCGCATATCAGTGTTAAGTTGACTGACAAGGTGCTGAAGCCTATTCTTCAACTGCATGGTTTTCACTGGACACGCAACCCCCTGCATGCTACGGATAACCGCCTCAATCTCACCCATCAGCTGTTGTTGTTTTTGTTCTTCCTCCACCAACTTTTCTTCATCTTGAGTATCACCTCCTTCGAGCATGGTTTTGTTACGGATCATCAAACGGTGATTGGAAATCTCATAGTGACCGAGATTCTTACCGAAAATGAGCAGCCACATAGCCAGCAGCCAAGAGATAACCAAGTCATCGTGCCCTGAACGTTGGTGGTCTATACGTCCACTACGTTCGACCAAACTGAGAATCTGGTCTATCAGTTCCCCAGACCGGATGAGGTGCGCAGACAAACGCAAGGCCATGGTAAAGACTTCACCATAAAGCTTAAGGCGTTTGTTCTGATCCGTAGAGAAGCCAATGTACTTACGGAACTTATCCCAGAACTTCTCTGGGAAATTGCCCGGACCACGATGGTACTCTTTAAAGAGGTCATCGTTACGACTAAAGTCCTGGGTAATGCGCACATACAGACGTCGGTGTAAATCACGGACCTTGGATTGCAGCTGCAAGATAATCGCATCGGCAACCGAAGACCCTGTACTACGTCTTTCGAGAATCAAAACAGTATTCTCATATTTTATCATGAAATTCGCGAGGTGAATGGCGAAGCCGATAACGTTGGTTTCGTTTACGGTTAATTTACCCGCCATCTCGGCAGTCTCGGAATTCACAATGGACATTGCGATGGCATCTCGACCCACGGCTTCGGAGGTATCCAAACCGATGATGTGTCGTGCTCGCAACTTGCTGCCTAATTCAGACTCCTTATAATACCAGTCGGTGACATAACCCGATGCGGAGATATCTTTGAACTCGGCACGCATACGTGACTTCGTCATCCTTGCCGCATCTTCTTCAGAGAACGGCTTGTTCAGTCCACCTGTGGTCCACTGACCACCGTAGTCACGACGAATCTGGTCGGGTGTACCGGTGGCGTTGGCAATCATGCCTGCTAACTCTTCGTCACTGGTGCCCAGCTGTTGGTGCGTGAACTTCACGTAGAACATGATACGCGGGATACGGGCGGTGGAGTTCAGTCGAATCAAATCGATTAACTCTTTGCGCGACGGGATATCGATGTAGCGCTCATCCCACATAATCCCCGAGGTCATCAGTTCGTACATGAACTTGCCTTCCTCGGTTGCCAAATCCCCCGGCGTTGTGGCGAACACGTTGCCGTAGGGTACTCCGTTCTCTTCGTTGATACGACGGGCAGCAGTACCGGAACCCAGTGCGGCGGGTAAGATGTCGTGAATGTGTTTGGTGAAGGGGCCTTCATCCGAGAACAGACGGCCGGCGGTGAGTCCACGGCCCACACCGTTCGCTGACTGCTGGTCGTTCTGACCAATCGCGGTAATCAGTTTGTTCCCCATGGCCAGACAGGCAAACGACTCTTTGTTGTCCGGGTCATCTTTGTGAATCGGCCACAGGTAATCCGGCAGCCCGTCACGCAGACGTTTCAAGGTGTTAATGGTTTCCTCACGCAGTACCGGTCCTTTGGTGACATGGATGGTACGCGAGTTTTCCAGAAAGCGCAGAAGCCACGATTCCAGTGAGGCCACACCGATGGTTTTACCGTGCTGACGGAGGAACTCCAGCGCGACGTCGATGTTGTTAAAGAAAATCCAGTAGAGCGCAAAGTTACCGCGGTCTATTTTAAACGGGACACCGGTTGAACCATCTGCCGGAACGCGTAAGCATTCACGGAAGTAGTACCACGGGTTCTCTGCACATTCGTGAACGATGTCCGCCTTTTGTTGAATCGTCAGATTAGGGTCAAACGGGTCAACGTCTTTCAGGTCGGGATTGTGCAACGCAAGATGCAGGTAATAGTGTTGTACCCCCAACCCCAGCAACGTATCCGCAAATCCTAAGAAGTGCTTGTTACGTGTGTTGTCGTGGATAATCGCACCGGGATGGCTTCCCCAATCCGATTCGCGTAAGATCATACAGTCCTCCCGGTACCCCCGACCTTTCGGCCGGGGGTACGCAGTTCTTTTTAATCGATGTGGTGTGCCAACATCGGGGTTGCCCCTAATTGCAGCTCATCAGTCGGAGTACGGCGCAGCCAACGAATCACCAGTGACGCATCCAGCCCCACTTTGTAGTTGATGACCTTCTTGCTCATCCAGTCGTCGATTTCGTAGGTGTAGATATTGCCCCCTACGTGAATCTGGAAATGGGTAGGCACCGGTGGGCCATCTTCGTTGCGACGATCGTACAGCGGGTACACAGGGTCGAACAGTGCCGCCAACCATTCTGCCTTCGAGGTCTTTTGACAAGACACATCGAGTTCAGAGTAGGTGACGTTGGAGTATTTAAACTCCGCCCAAATCTTCTCACCGTACTTCAGCCCGTTAGGCAGATACTCCAGTGTGAAGTTGGTGTCTTTCTCCGTACCCGGATTCATCAGCGTGACACTGAAGGATTGCGGGTGCGTGTACGGACGGTAGGCAGTGTTGACCTTGCTGATGTCACATTGCACGTTAAGGCGTTGCTTCACCCCGTAGAGCGTTGGGTCAAACGACGAGCCCCCGGTGTAGGTGATTTGTGAGGTCGCATCGTAAACTGTACCACGGGTCAGGTTGTACAACAGATACTGCAAGCGATAGCCGCGTGTGGAATCGAGCCACGTTGGAATCACAAACAGTTTCATGGAGTAGGCCCCATCGACCGCTTCGGTCACGGCGGTGTAATCTTTCACAATGGTTTTGCCATCGATAAGGTTATCACCCGCATACGACTCACCCTTCGCCAACTGGTAGCTTAACGTCAGTGGCAACTCGTTACCGGCGTTCGAGGAAATGTAGTACGTGTCGTGCGCACCGGAGTTACGCAGACCGTTCAGTTTCACACGAGAGCCATCCACAGCGAGTGTTTTTATCCCGTCGTTGTACTGCACCTCACACCACAGCGGAATGGATTCCAGTGGCATGTTAATCGGCAGCGTCAACACCGAGGAGTCATCACCCGAGATAAACGGACTCACCAGTTTGATGTTGAGCACAGTACGGGCTGGGGTTTCGAGTGGCATCACCAAGTTGGTCTTGACGATATACCCTGACCCCATGGCCACACCGTTACCCACATCGTCGTACACCACAAAGCTGAACATGTCACCGTGCTCAACCGCAGCCAGACAGGCACCCGGAAGGGCCTGCTTCACCACCGTCTGTGCACCTTGGTTCGAAATCGCCTGCAGCGGCAGATAGGT